GTGATTGATTATGATAAAGCACAAATAGTATTTCACGGTACACTAGAGTATGATAAAAGTGCTAAGGCAATAGGACAACCTAAAGATTCTGCTCGTATGCTAGCTGGTATGATTAAACAAGTAAATCAAAATGTACAAAAAAATTATACAATAGGTAAACCTCAGTTTTTAACCGTACCTAAAGTACAAGATTTTGGAAAAAAGAAAAAAACATTTTTGAATAGATTAGATAAATTAAAAAAACAATACGCTTTACAAGACAATGACACTTTAGCTATGTATCATCAAAGATTTTGGGAAGAGTTTATATTCAATGCCTCAAAACAATACAAGTATAAGATACCAAATAAAGTTTTAGTTAATCTAACTAAGAGATGGGCCTTTTTTGACAAGTCATATAAGATACCAATGATGAAAAAAGATATAAAGAACGAAAAGTTTTTAGATTGGGCATTATCATTTGATAAAAACGACCATCAAAAATGGGTAAAACAAAATATGAAACCATTTGAAGTGTTATTCTTTGATGTTGGAGCTCAGATATTACAAAATATCGGAGGTTACTTAGCGGCATCACCAGATAAAACTGTAATGAAAATTAGAAAAGATGTTATTGCCGCTGTAAAACAAGTAAAACAAAGTAAAGATGTCAAGAAGATACAAACATTAAAGTTACAATTAGATAAATTAGAAAGAATAGGTGGTTTATCATCAATCGTACCATCAGAAGGAATAGTATTTAAGTACAAAGGAAAAACATATAAGTTTACTGGAGCGTTTGCACCAGTTAATCAAATATTAGGTTTATTAAATTTTTAGGAGTTATAATGGCAGGCTATAGTAAAGAAAATAAACGTCAAAATGACGCATTACAATCAATTTTAAGAGGAGGAACTCCAGAATCAAAAATTCAAGTAGGCTATACTGGTAAAAAACAAGAATCAGGTGACAAAATAGACAGATTATCCGATATTATGAAGGAAGCTCGAATGCCTTGGTTCTGTCCTAAGTGTGAAAAGGTAATGAAACACCGAATGGACAATAAAACTTGGGCTTTGTACAATCATTGTTTCGATTGTCAAATAAAATTAGAAAATAAGATGAGAATTGACGGAACTTTTGATGAATGGAAAGAAAATAATGTTAAAGAAAGTAAATTAGCTTATATTAAAGACCAAAAAGTTCAAATTAAAGAATTTAAAGAACAAAACACACCTGAATTTTTTGAACAATTCAGACCCGACGGATATACAGTCGATAAAGACAAATGGATTATGAACGCAGACGAAATGAACAAAAAAGCTGATGAATATTTAGAATTTTTAGATAAATTAGAAGAATCTTTAGTTTAATATATTTATATATAGGAAGATACATGATTCAAGATAAAGAAGTTTACGTGATACGAGGAAAAGAACTCAAAGAGTTGATTACACTACTATCAGACCTAAAATATGTAGCTATGGAATACGCTAAGACGAATAATAGTGAAATTGAAGAAACTGAATTTATTTATGATGATTTGATTGATAATATGCTACAATCAAAACTATTTAAAACATTTAAACTAGAAGATTTACAAAGTGAATTTTCTTTTAATGAATTACTAAGAAATGCCGGTCTTAAATTAGGGAGAAATTAAATGGCAGAAGTAAAACGTGGCTCAGGAGCCAGAACAGACGTGTCTAGTCGTAGTGCACCAACTTTTAAACCAAGTGCTAAATACAATAGAATTGTAGAGTTTGGAGCAGGTGACCATTACTTATCTGGTTCATATGCTGGTTCAGATGGATTTATAATACAAACAGCAGGTACAACGGTTCTTCATCCAGTTGAAGGAGCACCGGTCGCAGCTAGTGCTATAAATGCTAAAGAAGTTTATGAAATAGGACTTTCAAGAATCACTGGAAGCGGAACGGTTTCTGTATTATATTAATATGGAAAGAAATTCAAAAGGACAACTCAAAGATGTGATTAAACAGGAGTATGTGAAGTGTGCTTCCGACCCTGTTTATTTCTTAAAGAAATATTGTATGATTCAACATCCGATAAAAGGTAAAGTACCTTTTAATTTATATGATTTTCAAGAAGAGACCGTTGGTGAATTTGTAAATAATAGATTCAACATCATTTTAAAAGCTCGTCAATTAGGAATATCTACTCTCACGGCAGGTTATTCATTATGGATGATGACTTTTCACCAAGATAAAAATATCTTGGTTATAGCTACAAAACAAGAAGTAGCTAAAAACTTGGTAACAAAGGTTCGTGTGATGCATGCTAATCTACCAAGTTGGTTAAAACAACCTTGTGTTGAGGATAACAAGTTGAGTCTGAGATACAAAAATGGTTCTCAAATAAAAGCTGTATCGAGTGGTGAAGATAGTGGTCGTTCAGAAGCTCTGTCATTACTGATACTTGATGAGGCAGCATTTATTGATAAGATTGATGGTATATGGGCAGCAGCATCTCAGACGTTATCAACTGGAGGTCAATGTATAGCTTTATCTACACCTAATGGTGTTGGTAATTGGTTTCATAGAACATGGATGGATGCTGAAGACCATTTGAATGATTTTAATTTCATCAAATTACATTGGACCGTACATCCTGATAGAGCTCAGGAATGGAGAACTGAACAAGATACTTTATTAGGTCCTTCATTAGCTGCTCAAGAATGTGATTGTGACTTCATTACTTCTGGTCAAAGTGTAGTAGATGGTGTAATATTGGAAGAGTATAGAGAATCACACGTAAAAGAACCTATTGAAAAAAGAGGTATTGATTCGAATGTTTGGATATGGGAACCACCAAACTATACAAAAGATTATGTAGTATGTGCTGACGTTAGTAGAGGTGATTCAACAGACTACTCAGCTTTTCATATTTTAGATGTAGAAAGTTTAGAACAAGTCGCTGAGTATAAAGGAAGAATGTCTACACGAGATTATGGAAATTTATTAGTAAATGTAGCTACAGAATATAACAACGCATTATTAGTTATTGAGAACAATAACATAGGTTGGGCTACAATACAACAAGTGATTGATAGAGAGTATGAAAACCTTTTTTATATGAGTAAAGATTTACAAGTTGTTGATGTACATAGACAAATCAACAATAAAATAAATAGAATGGAAAAACAACTGGTACCAGGATTCACTATAACTTCTAAAACAAGACCATTAGTTGTGTCTAAATTAGAAGAATTTTTTAGAGAAAGAGCTGTAACCGTCCATTCACAGAGATTAATTGACGAATTGTTTGTATTTATATATAACGGTAGCAGAGCAGAAGCTATGTCAGGATATAATGATGATTTAGTAATGTCTTTCGCTATGGGACTCTGGATAAGAGAAACTGCTCTACGATTGAGAGCTGAAGGTATAGAATTACAAAAGAAAGCAATGAATAGTATAACATCAAATCAAGGTGTTTATACACCAACTAATAACCAAAATGATTCTTGGACATGGGAAACAGGTAAAAAAAGAGAATCATTAGATTGGTTAATTAATTAAGAGGTAAAAAATGGCTGACACAGGCTTAAGAAGTAGATTATTAAGATTATTTTCTACTAACGTTGTAGTACGAAATGTAGGAGGAAAGAAACTAAAAGTTTCCGATACAAGTCGTACACAAGCTTATCAAAAAAGTAATTTGATTGATAGGTATCAAAAAATATTTACAGGAGTAGGACTGAGTGGTTATTCTGATGCTTTAATGACTAGGTCGATGAGACTTAATTTATTTAAAGATTATGAATCAATGGATGCTGACGCTATCATCTCAAGTGCTCTTGATATTTACGCTGATGAATCTACTATGAAATCAGAATACGGAGACGTTTTAGAAATTAAAACAGATAATAATCAGATTAAAGAAATATTACACAACTTATTTTACGATGTCGTGAATATTGAGTTCAATCTATGGCCTTGGGTTCGTAATATGTGTAAGTATGGTGATTTCTTCTTAAAATTAGAAATCAACGAAAAGTATGGTATTACAAACGTAGTTCCTTTATCAGTATATGATACATCACGTATTGAAGGTTTAGACCCCGAGAATCCTGAATATGTAAAATTTTTAGTAGAGTCAACTACAAGTGAACATAGATATAAATCTGAACGTTCTGCTACAAAACAAGAATTAGAAAATTATGAAGTAGCTCACTTCAGACTATTATCTGATTCTAATTATCTACCTTATGGTAAGTCTCAAATTGAAGGTGGTAGAAAGACTTGGAAACAGACTACATTGATGGAAGATGCTATGATGATACATAGAATCATGAGAGCACCAGAAAAAAGAATTTTTAAATTAGATATAGGTAATATACCTCCTTCTGAAGTTGATAATTATATGCAAAAAGTAATTAACAAAATGAAGAAAGCTCCTGTTGTTGATGAAGATACAGGTGATTACAATTTAAGATATAACATGCAAAACATTACAGAAGACTTTTTCTTACCCGTACGAGGAGGTGATAGTGGTACGAGTATAGATTCATTACCTGGTTTAACCTATGAAGCTACTGAGGACATTGAATATCTTAAAAATAAATTACTATCTTCTTTGAGA